GGTCTTGAAGCGGTCGCGGTCGCATCGCCAAGCCCGTCCCCACGGTTTCGGGTAATAGTCGATCAAGAGCTCGAGGCCGAAGTCGTCGGCATTGTCGACGAGCCATTTGATAATTCGTTCGCCGTCTGTGCGGGCCTCAAAGCCGAGGTCGGCGGCGCGGCCCGTGCCGTGAACGCTGGGCTGGCCAGGCTTGCCTCGCGCGTCACGTTTTGTCCAGGTGCCGAGGTTGTGAATCTTGCCTGGGTTCAGGAAGCAGATGATGTCGACAAGGGCTTTAAGCCCTGGGGTGGTGCCATGGGCGTAACCGTTAAATCCGGTGTAAGGCCTCATGCTTCGACCCACCTCAAAGTTGTTTCGTCCCAGTCATAGGTCTGTCCGTCGGTTGGGTATGGGACTGGGGCTTGCCAATCGTGGTTTTCGTCAAGCGTCCATGACGGATAGGGCTGCGGTTGAACGAACACATCGGCGACAGGATTGTAAGTGAATCCGATGCCGGCGTATTGCTTGCGAATTCGATTGTTGTACGACGTCTGTATCCAAGTGCCGCCAAGGCCGAGATCGTCAGCGAGAAATTCTTGGCCTCGGTGTTCCTCTTCATCGGAAACTGCGAGTACACGAATCACGATGTTGTTTTCGTCGATTTCTGCGAAATAAGCCATTATGCCAGGTACCTCACAAAGACAATTCCTTTGCCTCCGTTACCGCCGGTATTGAGACCGCCTGCTCCTCCGCCACCACCGCCAGTGTTGATCGTTCCGTCTGAGCCGTTGCCGGTTTTTGATCCGTTGCCACCGCCACCTGTACCGCCAGTTCCAGCAACATTCAATCCGTTGGATCCGCAACCTCCGCCACCGCCTCCAGAACGTGTGACTGCTGATCCTGTAACGCTCGATGAAATTCCTATGCCGCCGTTTCCAGCGGTGTAGGTCACCGAATTTGCTCCGACTGCTCCAGCTCCGCCGCCTCCACCGCCGGTCGCGGAGTTAGCTGCCGGGTCGGAGCCTTTGCCTCCGGCGTAGCCTTGGCCGCCTGTACCTGATCCTCCGTTCACTGTCGGATCAAGCGCGCTGCCACCACCGCAGCCTCCTGCGCCGCCTTGTTTTTGGCCTTCGGAACCGCCGCCGCCGCCGCCGATCGACGTGATCGAACCTAAAGAGCTGCTAGTGCCGACGCTGCCTCGAGCGGCCGAGTTGGATGATCCAGTGCCACCACCACCAACCGTGATTGTCTGTGCTGTGGAAACCGCTATTGCGGATTCTGGCGACGTGTTTTCGCCCGAAGTTTCACCCGCAATTGATGACCTGTAACCGCCTGCGCCGCCGCCGCCGCCGTAAAGACGGCCTCCACCACCGCCGCCACCGATCACGATGTATTCGATAGTTAATGGTTGAAGTGGGGTAAATGTGCCGGAATCGTTGAACGTGTGAACCCAGTAGTTACCGACCTGAACGATGCTGTCTCCGCCTGTGGCGTAAGGGCCCTGTGGCCGGCCGACTGCCTTTGTTGCGAGGATCATGCGCCGAGATTACCGAACGCGACCCATTCGTCCGTACCGACTTTCAACAGTCCTGCGACGGCGTATTGGCCGAACATTTTCAGTTTCGAGCCTTGTGATCGGATTGTGACGCCTGCTCCTCCGATGGTGACCTGACCGGCTCCGCCTTGATACAGGAGGATTTGAGTGCCAGTGGGGAACGCCACCGTCGCGTTAGTAGGAATTGTCAAGGTGATCGATGCGGCGTTGGTCAGGCTGACGACTTTGGCGACGTCGGTGAGGGCAAGCGTGTAGCTCGTGCCGGTTTGGGCGTTGAACACGCCGAACGCGATGTCGTTGACGCCTTCAGTGATCGAGTTCACGTTGGCGGCCGTCAAGACTTGACCGTCGACGTAGGCCTCGGAAAGCGGGTAAGTGGCCATTGTTCTCCTAGAGGGTGTTAGTGCCGAGAATACCGAATTCGGACGAGCCCAGAATGAATGCGGTGCTCAGCGGGTAGGCGGTGGTGAAGGTGGTTGTCCAGCGGTCGGGGGTTATGTCGTGGGTGATGCCGTTGACGGTGATCCGCAGGTTAAAGCCGGTTCCGGCGGCGACTGTTCTGTTGACGACGATCGGGTCGCCAATTTCAAGGTCAAGGGCGGGGACGACGCGGTTAGAGACGCTTGAGACGTCGAGGGTGATGGAGTCGACGCGGAGGCGGGGTTCTTTGCGGTAGTTCAGGACGCTGGTGGCGCGGGCCAGGGCGAGGGCGTTGGTTTCCATCATCAGGTCGGATCGGTCGTATGACCGCAGGAAGTATTCGTCGATGGATGGCTGGTCAATGACGGTCTGGGCTGAACCGCCATACCGTGTGAACGTGACCTGGTTGGCTAGTTCGGTTTCGTCAAGGTTGATGTCGAGGTCTTGGTAGGCGACGTCGGTGCCGTCGTCGTCAAAGGTGACGGGTGTGCTGGCCGCTCTGATCGACAGCTCTGATCGTGATAAGTAGTTGGCGTAGCCGTTGGCGTCAATGAAGAATGCGCCGAGGTCGGATTGTTCTATTGTTTGGATGGCTTCTAGGGCTGATCGCAGTTCTCCGTGGTCGCCTTGAAGTTCGGTGTCGCCCAGGCCGATCGCACGCAGGCTGGACGGCCAGCCGATCTCGTCAAGGATCAGGTCGATGCGTTCGCCTGGGAGATCTTTGTTTGCTTCGCCGGTGATGGTGGTGATGTTGGATAGCTCGAGAAGCCGGAAGGCGTCGATGGCGTAGACGGTGACGAGGGCGTAGTCGGCGGCCTGGTCGGGCCATGACCAGTCCCATGCGGTAATAAAGCCGGTAAACAGGTTGTAGCCGACGCCTAAATAGTCGGTAGAGATGCGGATTTGCCGCATGGGTAGGATTTGGTTGTAGTAGGGCGAGTTGGTGTTTTGTGGGTTCCAGTCGCCGTTGAAGTCTTGGAACTGGACGATGGCTTGGCCTGGGGTGTATTCCTCGAAGATTCGGTCTCGGCCACGTCGAATTGAGATGCGTTGTGTTGTGCTTGAGACGTCGGCAACTTGGACGACGGATGTGCCGAGTATGTTGGTTCCCAGAATGCCTTCGGATAGGTCGCCTAGGACTAGGACGTCGCCGAACGATGCGCCGGTACCTAGCCGGATTTCGACGACGGGTTGGCAGGGTAGGGTCATTTGTTGGTGTAGACGAGGCCGGAGCCGTTGCGTTGTGCGTTGACCAGTCCTTTACGGACGGTTTCGACGAGGTCGTTTTCGCTGATGACAGAGCCGCCGACATTGACGACGACGGAACGTGCGCCCGCAGCTGCGCTGCCAGGCAACGGTCGGAATGGCGCAGGGGTGCGGATCGGGCTACTACCGATCGGCCGGCCGCCGGAACCGATTTCGCTGATGCCGCCTTGGCCGGGGACGGTTGTTGGCATGAACGGTACTTGGCGCATTTGGGCCAGCGCGTCCAACATGGCGCGCACCTGCTCGTAACTCGCTTGATCGAGGGCTGTGATGTAGGCGGTGCGTCGTTCGTAGGGAATGCCTTCGATTTGTGAGATGTATTCGGCGACTTTGAGGCGGGCATCGTCGAGCGCGTCTTCGGCTCGTCGCATCGCAGCAGGTGTTTTCTGGGCGAAGGCTTCCATGGCGGCTTCGCCTGCTTCTTCGACGGTGTCGATAAGGTTGCGGAATGCTTGGCGGTCGTCGATGTTGCCTTTGAGTTCGGCGAGCGTGTCGTCAACGCTGACAAGCGCGTCGTCTAGGCCCTCGGCGGCGCGGCGGGCGTCGGCCATGGCGCGGTAGCCGTCTTTCCAGGCGATCGCCAGGTCGTGGGTCATGTCGATCGTGTTGTTGGTCTGATCCTCAAGCTGTTGGAGGCGGTCGACCATGTCGGCCAGGCCAGGGTCACCGAACCAGTCGGACATACTGCTGGCTACGTTTTCAATGATGCCGACGGCGGTGACGTCCCAGAAGTCGAAGCTTTTTTGGAAGTCGGCGAAGAAGCCGAGCACTGGGGTGGCTGCGCCGACGATTTTGGTGAACGCGGGGATGAGCTTGGAGCCGACCGTGAGGGTGAAATCTTCGATCGCGTCGTTGAGGGCGTCTTGGGCGGCGCGCAGCTCTTTGGCTTTGCGTATCTCGTCCTCGTTGATGACCTTGGCGTCCGATACGCCTTCTAAGGCGGTCTTGAGGCCGCTGGCACCCATTTCGACAAGTTCGGAAAGTTCTGTCCACGATTTGCCGAGGGTTTGGGTTGCGAGTCGGGCACGTTGTGCTGGGTCGTCGATCCGCTTGAGCGCGTCGATCGTGGCTAGGAACGTCGCGTTGACGTCGGTTGCGCCGCTTGAGGTTCGGACAATTTCGACACCTAGTTCGGCGAACGCGCTTGAGTTGTCGCCGACGGCTTTGTTGAGTTTGTTGAACGCTGTGAGCAGGGTGCCGGATTCGACGCCTACGTCTCCGGCTACCTCGACGTAGCGTGAAGCTTCTTCGGCGGCTAGGCCGGTTGCGTTGGAGAATTTGTCAACCTCAAGGGCGAGGTCTTGGAAGTCGCCGATGGCTTTGAGGGCGAAGCCTGCGATGGCTGATCCTGCGGCCGCGGCGAACATTCCGGCGTTGGCTTTGACGGCGTCGAGGGCGGCTGTGCCACCGGCCTTAAATTTGCCCATTGCGCCTTCGGCCTGGCCTACCTGCGTCTTGAAGTTGTCGAACGCTCCTTGGGCCGATTGGAGGCCTTTGGAGTCAAATTCAGTGAGGATAGGGATGTTGATTGCCATTAGCGATACGTCACTTTCAGGTCGCGGTTGACCTCGTCCTCAACGTTGCGGATGATCGCGATGAGCTCATGTTGGGCTAGTTCAATGAGCTGTTCGGTGTCGCGCCACATGAACCGTGACGGCGGGCCCAGACGGCTAGATAGGGCGTTATCGAAGTTAGGGCGACGTCGGTTTAGGGGTGCTCGAGAGGTGCCGCCTCCGGCTTTGCCGGCCATGTCGACGATTGCGGTCGGGGCGTCCTTGGTGGTGATTCGGACGACCGAGGTGACGGTGCGGGTCGGTTTGTCGATGTAGCGGCGCGGTTTGCGGGCATCAAGCTTGATGGCCACAGCCTTGCGGCGGTTCCAGCCGGTACGGCCGGCGTGATCCATACCGGACAGCGGGGCCGAAGCGGGGATGTTGCTGTTGATGTGATCGGCGACGGGTTTGACGGTGCGCCGAATGTCCTTGTTGATTTGCTTGCGGGTTTCGGGTTCGAGCTTCTGGAGGTCGCGGAGCGTTTCCTTCAGTCCTTGGACTTGGATTGTCATGTCGCTCCTTCCTTGTCTGATTCCACCAGTAATCGCACCATTTCGTCAACGATGACCGATGGACATTCCATCAGGTCGATCGGGCTGATGCCGGTTCTGATGGCGAGGCTGGCGATCAGGTTGACGTGGTACTCGGCTTTTCCTTGGGTTCTTTTGGGACGAACTCGATGTCCTTGACGGTGTCGATGAATTGGGGCCACGCCTTGACCGTGATGTTTGCGGTTTTGAGGGCTTCGTAGGCGAGGCGGGCGTACGGCTTGAACTTCAGGTCTTTCAGGAATGCTGACGGTGAGAGGCCGGGGTTAGCGTCCTCCCACCGACAGGCGACTCCGTAGGTGATCGGTACCGTGTGCTCGGCGTCGTCGAGCATGGTGACCTTTAGTTCCATTCCAATCATGTCGGGCTCCTGGCTGGATTAGGGGTTGGTGATGTCGCGTGCGAAGGTGCCGCCGGTGAAGGTGACGTTCACGACCGAGAGGTCGCCGACCGAGCTGATGAGAGGCGTGAACGAGCTCATCATGGCGTTCGTGATCGTGTACTCGGGGTTCGAGGCCGATTCGGTCGAACCGGACGGCGAGATCACCAGGGTGGTGTTGCCGTCGCCGACGACGTCGAACAGGGTTGCTTCGATTTCGCCTGCGCCGTAGCTGTTGAACATCTCAAGCGTGACCTCGACGGATTCAAGGCCCTTGGTGTAGGTGCGGCCGTTGGAGCCCATCGCGGTCGTCTCAAGGGAGTCGTAGCCGACGGTGAGGGTCACGCTTCGGCACTGGTCGGAGACGTCGACTGCGCCGATCAGGACGGTTGCGTTGGATAGAAACGTTGTGGTGGCCATGGTTCTCCTTTAGACGCGCCGCGAGCCAACGCGGACGGTCAGGTCGTATGCGGGTAGTTCTTGCGATCCGATGATCGCGAGACTGGGTTGTCCGGCAGTGACGGCCAGGCCGGCGTCTGCCATGAGGGTGTCGATCGTGGTCATAAGATAGTCACCCGCGTCCTGGTTCCCAGGTGGCGCGGCCAAGACGCGAAGGGTGAAGGTCAGATCCCCCACGTTCGACGTGAAGCTCGTGAAGGTCGGCAACTCGATGAACACGGTCAGTGGTCGAGCATTGCGCGGGTCGGTGACAGGTACGAGGCCGAGCGCGGTGATGCGGTTGGCGATCGCTGTGGTCGCTTCGGCGAACATTCCGGTGGCAGGCATACATCAAGCGACCTGACTGCGGTTGACGCCGAGAAGCTGATGGATACGGCCAAGGCTCATCGCCGGATTCGTTGTCGACATGGCGTCGAACGATTGGAACGAGTCGATCGAGCCGCGTTCACGGTACAGCGACGCGGCGTAGAGGGTGGTGCCGAGGGTGACGTCGCCACCAGGACTGGTGGTAAGGCTGTCGCGGTATCCGGCCTCTTGCCGTTTGCGGTAGGCCCAGGCGTTCGCCGCGGTGACACAAGTGGCGATGAACGCGGTGTCGTTAGCGGTGGCCGCGCTGATGCCCAGAAACTCGGTCACGTTGCTTGAGGTGATCCAGGTACAAACCGGCGTCCAAGTGAGGGTGCCGAACGGGGTGATCGAGTCGCGGTCGACGTCGTCGCCAGCGTCCAAATAGAGGATTTGGTTGGGGATGATGACGTCGTAGTCGTAGACGAAGTCGCCTTCGTCGGTGATGTCGGTGAGCAGGGCCGTGGGGACGGCGACAACGGTGAAAGTGCCATCGAGGCCGTCCCCAACGCCAGCGACCGTCACGGATTGCCCGACAGTGACGTCCGTGGCGGTGAGGGTCTGAATCACGGCGACGTCCGACAACCTCATCCGGTGGGTGATGCTGAACGTCGCCATGATTCGATCCTTGGGGAGCTAGGTCAGGCCTGCGGAATCTTCATGAACTTGTCG